TACGTAAAACTGCAATGTCTTCTGGTACGGCTGCTGCTGCAGAAAGTGCATACGATACAGACCCATCACCTGTTAGTGTTTGAACTGATGTGGTGGTTGTAAAATTTTTTGTGACTGGATTACCAAGATACCCCATGCTAACCCCTATGTACTAATACTATCAATTAAGGAAACCCAACCATGCAGACTTGCTGCGGTATCACTTTGTATTTTCAAAACATCGCCCGACTGTAGGACTATTTTCGATCCACCATCTATGGCTTCGTATTGACCACCTGCTGCAATTGGAGTTTTGTATACTAAAAATGAATCTGCTGATCCGCCACTTGCAGTGCTAGTTACATAAACATTAGCTTTGATAGTTGCATTTGTAATATTAGTTAATCTGATACCTATGATGGTGTCATCACTATTTGATGTCATTACAGTTCTTGCGGTTGTGCCAATGGCTATATCACCAGAACTGTTGAAAGGTATTTTTCTTTCAAAATCTTGGGCCACTTAATTATCTCCTATTCATATTTGTATCAAAGCGCAACACTCATGGCAATAACAAAGCCTTGTGATACACCACCTGATATTGTTAATGCACCATTACTTGCTAAAGTAGCATCACCAGATACTGCAACTTCTTGAAAACTAGTGCCGTCACCTACCAAAATTTTACCTGATGTATTGTCAGGCATTCTTAGTTGAGAACCGATTGTGAGATTTGCTCCGACACTCACATTATTATCTGCGTCTTCAATAACAGCTTTTGATGCTGGCATAGTACAGAATATGTCTTTTGTGCCTGCAGTAAAATTAACCGCATTATCACTGTTTGACGATGATATAACTGTAGTTCTAGCTAAATCTGAGCTATCTGCATCTAATGTCCCTAATCCTACTTCAAACTCTGAAGTGCCTGGATTAAATATTGCATAGTATGTGGTATTATTATTACCAATACCCGTGCCAAATGTTTCAAACCCTTGAACTGCTCCACCAAGAGCGAAAGCTCCTGTTCCCGTGGTTGTAGTTGTTTCTTTTACTCTGTCATTAATTACGAAAGCCATGATATTTTATAGCATTAAGCTACCTCCCTGTCATCTACTTCTGTCCATGTATTTGTATTACTGTCATCTACTGGTGTCCATGAATTTGTTGTACCTGGAACTACTGGTGACCAAGCTAAAACCCCTGGTGTTCTCACACTCACGGTCAAATTTATACCGTTAGGCGAAGCTATTGTTACAGGCACACCTGCAGCGTTGCCTTGAGCTGATGTCATAGCTATGCCTGTCGGTGTTGCAGTAATACTCGGAACTGCAACTGCCGTGCCGATAGTTAATGTGGAGGCTATGCCTGTCGGTGTTACAGTGACATCGCCTCTAAATGTTTCAGTGCCAATTGCAGTAGATAATGATTGTCCATTACCTGTTAGATCAACAATTAAATCACTGGTAAATGATATTGAACCACGAGCTGTGGTCATTGCAATACCCGTAGGTTGAGCGACAACCGCACTAGATTGTGTTGCAGTTCCCTGTGCTGTAGTTAAAGCAATGCCTGATGGTTGATTGATGACATCTGTTCTTACTGTAGATGTGCCAACACTCGTATTAAGAAGACTTTCAGATCCAACAATAGTGGTAATTTCACCACCCGCTGATACTGAATATGATCCGATATTTTGTACTGCAATAGATACACCTGAAGGTGTTGCAGTAACATCAGGTAAGAAAATTGTAACTGAAGCTTGAGTAGAACTTACTGCGATACCAGTAGGAGTTGCTACAACATTTGAAAACGCAGTCTCATTACCAATAGCCGTGGATAGGCTTTGGCCCGTAACTGAAACACTTACATCTTTTATGCCTTGTGAAGCAAATGAATCTTCAGCAAATGTGGTTTTACCAAAAAACATAACGCTTTACCTGGCGTTAATTTTAAGTGATTCTTAAAATTGCACTAGAAGCATCGTTCGTAGGGAATTGTACTGTAAAGGTTCCTGATGTTGAAGTTTTAACTGCACCAAAATCTAATACCATAACTGCTGCATTTGTATTTGTTGTAGCAGAGTTATTAGAATTATAAATTACAGCAGCTTGTGCTGAAATAGATGCACTTGTAAAACTAATATCACTGAAATCAATAAATGAAGTATTGTTTGTTTTTCCTGCTCCTGTGCTTGTTAAGTTTCCACCACCTGCAGAATATGTACCAGAGGCACTTACTTCTTGTGAAGTTGTATATGCAGTTGTTGTATTACTTAAAGAAGCAGAAGAACCATACAAAGCTAATTTAAATTGATCTCCACCAGAGGAACGAAAGTCGTGTTCACCTTCTAACAACTCCTTTTTGAAGCTATCACATACCGCTTGTGTAATCGCCATCTTTATTTACCTCCTGGAGCCACTGATTGTAACGGCACACGCAGGACTCCGTCTGCGTATTCGTCTCTTCGTTTTCTGCCCATTTGAGTGACAGATAATCCTTGTACAGCTTGATTGTACTTTTGATCGTATAATTGCACATATGTAGGATTTTTCAAGTAAGAAAAAGCCTCCGCAACTGTGCCATATATTAAAACTTCAGATGCATTGTTAGAAAGATAGGTTGTTGTTGCTGTGCCTGAAGTTCCATCACCTAGTCTTTCGGGGGTTCTATTATACCAAAGCTCCACTGTGATGGCAGCATTTGGTGTTGGTGCAACAATTAATGTATTTTGATCCCAGTTTGCGTAATATCTTGGGGTTCCAGTATTATTAGCTCGATCAACATTGTACTCGTCAATAAATGTCGTATCTCTTTGCTCTAGCCAAGATCTGTCTGCATTTGAGTCAACTATTTGTACACCTCTTTCAAAATCAAAATCTTCAGGTAAAGTTAAAAAAGGACTGCCAATTGTAAATGATGATGTAGCAAATTTTCTAAAAGCATCAAGATCAAGTTGTTTTTGTACCTTATCTTCAACGTTTGTGATAAATACGTTGATGACTGTATTCGATAATACATCAGAGCCTACCTCTGTGTAGTTTCTTACGTTGTCTAATAATTCGCTATAGTTCATGGTGTACTAATTGAGTTACCCATACCTGAGTGACTACTGCAATAATAATATAGTGTTGGTGCACTAGATGCTACTGTTATTTCTAAAGCTCTAGTCGTTGCTGAGGCATAACCACTAGCATAAGCAGATTGTGATACTGCAGAGCCATTTATCTTAAAAGTAACCCCTGTGGTATAAACAGAGCCTCCGCTATGACTACCATCAGAAGTAGTTGATAAATAAAAAGGATGAGAATCAACAGTATTATCACTTAAATTGAAAATTGCTGCAGATCCCTCGCTAATACTAATAGACGGTCTTTCCACTCCATTTATATAGAATGCATTACCACCACCAGACTTACTACCCACAGTTACTGTGTAAGTGGTTGTACTGACAGTGGACACAGTTACAACACCTTGAGCAGATTTTACAATAAGCTTTTTATGTGGTGTTTGTGGTAACATACTATTGGAATCTGTTGGATTAGAACCATCTGTTGGTGATGTGCTTTGTCTAGTTGTAAGAAATGCACTATCTCCAGGCTCACCTAGAAAAACAGTCATAGGCATAGGTTGTGAAAACGTATCAAAAGTTGCATCGTCAGGACCTGTAGGTGAATCGTCTTTTAAAATTTTATTTGATTCAACTCTTGGATCTTTTAATGCCTCAGGATCTGGTGGATGGTAAGGTGGATCTAATTGTGGATGTTTTGGTTCATAACACTCTGGACATGTAAACAAGCCATTCCATTCTTTTTTTAAATCTTGATACTTGTATTCCTGTCCACATCTATCACAGATGGCTCTCGAAAAACGACCTGATGCAAATGCCATATCTTACCCCGATGGATAGAAGTTTTGCGGAACAATATTAACTGATGTTGATTGACTATCTTCTGTTAAAGCTCTTTGTAGTTCAGCTTCATATCTTCTCTCTAACTCTTGTGAAAGTTGTGGTGCAATTTCCTGTGAAGTGTAATAAGCAAGTCCAGATACTAAACATGGTAAAAATCTATATGGAGCATCTGCAGTATTTGTGTAAGCTCCCGCATCTTCGATTCTACCGACATAAAAATAATTGATCTTTGTTCCTGTTGTATCTGGTGTTAAAAATAATTTTATTTTTACTGCTGATAATTCTCTTCTTACATAATACTGACTTGGTGTGCCTTGTGACTGTTTGTTTGGTAAATTTTCATACTCTGATCTTGATATTTTTGTCATGCTTGTATCAGTCAAGCCATCTGAACTTCTAAATACTACCTCTAATACATCGGATGCATCAGAAGGTGCTGTATATTCTGTTGTGCCTGCGGTCAAACTTTGTGTGTGATTTTTAACTTTCCAAAGGTGAATACCTCGGTTACCCCATTCTGAAAAAAGTAAATTTAGATTATCTCTGGCTGCAGACAATTCATAACCTGTTCTCACCTGTGTATTACAACGTGCATAAGCACGCTCAATAAGGCGATCAATACTTAAATCAAAATCTGTGGTACCCGAGGTAGCCATAAATTACTTCTTCTTTTTCTTTTTTACTTGTTTTTTTGCTTTACCGCCACGTTTCATAGCAATAGGCTTACCGCCTCTTTTCATGGCTTGTTTTTTCATTTTCATACCGGGCATGTCTTTTCTCCTTTTTAAAAAGTTTTTCGTATTCGTCTTGCCGAGTTTTTACAACGTCGTCGTAATACTCTGCTGGCCAATTTTTATAATACCCTATCTTATGTAGTTTGCAACTTGCTTCATACAACTGTTTGAATTTTTGCACTAACATCATGCTATATTGATATTCTGGCTCCCAATCACAATCATCTGTAGGATTTACTAAAAATTCTTGTTCTTCGACATTCGCAGGATTGTTAGGATGAAATCCCATAAAATAGACATCACGCCTATTATAGGTTTTGTTGTAAAAATCTATCTTATCTTGAAACTGTTCTTCATCATATTGATCCCAATAGGGGTCACAAAATATGACAATATCATGTTGTTTTTTATTCCAATCTTTTAACACATTTGTGAGATGTTTTTCGTATTTAGATTTGTCAGGTCTTACTTCAATTCTAAGTTTGTTATCTCTTCGCCACTTTGCAGCAAAGGGACATGCCGGAAAACCTAAATGTTTATTCATTGGTTCTAAGACATTCTTAGACCAATTTATTACATCACTTTTTATTTTTTCTGCGAGTTTTTTTCTTGACAATTGTTTTGACCATAGTGGGCTTTCCACCAGGATTACCAGCTTTTTGTTTACGCCGAACGGCACTTGCTTTTTGACCTTTTGACATAGCTCTTGCTTTTGCTATGGGTACGCACTTGGGATAGTTTTTTCTTTTCTCTCCACCGCTTCTACCACATTTAGGATAAGATCCATCTGATTTTTTATTGGCTATGTCAACCCAATTTTCTTTTACCCAAGCACGTAAACCCTTTTTAGCCATTACCAGATTTGATTATAAATAGCCCATAGAACAACAAGAACAAAAACAGCAGCTATTGCTTTGCCTTTTTTATTCAAGCCATTCCACTTTTTCCATATTTTATCCATGATTTACCTCCTAATTTAACTTAGTAGTTTTTCTGCGTCGCACCGCTCCACATCCTGCAGCAACAATAGTTCTGCCTTTTGTTTTACGTTTACCAGAAACTGTTTTTCTTTTTTGTGAGGTTGCGTGTCCACCATTTGTAAACTTTTGAATTTCACCACCCATAGCCTTTTTCTTAGGTTTCTTTTTACCACCTGGAGTTACTTTACCTGAGCAAACTGCACTAGCATACATATTTGCATATGCGCTAGGATAAACTTTGAAACGAGCCTTAGCGGCGGCTTTTCCTCTTGGACATAATTTTCCCATTTTTCTTCTTCTTTCTCCCTGGTTTAATTATTTGTTGTTTCATTTGTGCACGTGAAATAGGCATTACATTTCTACTGTTTTAATTAAAAACTCTTCTATCCACATGACTCGGTCATCCATTTGAATAATCTTTTCTTTTATGACTGCAATATCTTGTTGCATTTTTGCAACACTATCTGCTTTCTTTTCTACGGCATTAAGACGTTCTGACCACATACCCCATGTCATTGCTATTGTTCCAAACAATACCAGATAGGGTAATACTGTCTTGATGTCTATTTTAAACGACATATACAATCCACATCTGTTTTACAATTACACATAGTTTGCTCCTTATTTTGTTGCACTCATACCACTTAAAGGGTTATTTAATGCTTTGTCAACGCTTAATTCAAGATTTTCTTCTATTAGTTTAAGCTCATTCATTATCTCTCTAGTATCCTCTTTTTGCCTATCTTCAACATCATTTACAATCTCAGTAATATGACGAACATCTTGCTCCATATTGCGAAGATCTGTTTTAAGGTCATCTTTAAGTTCTCTTGCGGTAGATGCTACGATATTTATCTCATCTAGTATTAGCTCAAGTTCACTTTTCATACCTGCTATTTGTTGCTCAATAAGTAATAATTCTGCTGTAGTTTCGCTCTCTACAAGTGCAATCTGCTTATCAAAACCAGAGAGGTCAGGGGCAGTATAGGCCTCAATCTGAGCAGACATGTCTTGAAATTTTTTCCAAAACTCAAAGCCACCGTATAATGCTCCGACAGCACTACTCAATGCGAGTAATACTGCGAACATTTTTCCTCCTTTAAAGGATACGCCGCCTACCGAGACTTCTGCCACTGTGAGTTTACCATATTATTCATTGTTTCATTTTGAGCCATGTTAAACAACATACCATACTGATCATCTATTGTCTTGTTTAAATACTCTGTAACGTTTGTATCAACTATTGTGGATTGTGCATCAAAGAAAGTTTTCGTATTACCAAGTATCTGCATTACAATTAAAGTTTTAGTCTGAGCAGCATCATCATATCTTGCTTTATCATCAATCTTCTTAACGATTTTAGTGGCAGCTTTTTCTTTCTTTGATACCTTAGGCTCTAATGGTTTCTCTTCTTCTACCGTTTCTTCTGGATCTTCTTCTTTTTGTGGTGTTTGCGGTTGTTCTTGTTCTGGTTCCTGTGATTCTTCTTGAGATTCTTCGGTGATTTCTTCCTCAGGTTCTGCCTCAACAACTAAAACTTCTTCCATTTCCATTTCTAATTCCATCTCAACTTCTGCTTGAACTTCTACAATTTCAGGTTCGGGCTCAGGTAAATTTATCTCAATTTCAGTTATTTCTAATTCTACACTTGCATATGAAACTTCTTCAACTTCAGGTTCTATAGGCGTAAAAGATATTTCTCCGTCTTCCATGCTAACATCGTTGTATTCAAAAACTTCTTCTACAAAATCTAGCTCTACAGGATTAAAAATATTTAAATAATAAATTTCTTCAATAGTGGTTATATGTTGAGTAACAATAGTGTTTATTACATTATAAAAAACATTGACGGTAACATCATCAAACATCGGACCAACGGCCATATTGATATCTCTACCACCAACCTCAACAATTATTTTGTTTAGTACACCACCGAAATCGAAAGTTCCGTTATAAGACTGGTAACCGGATGATACTCCAGACTCAGACAAGACGTCAGTACCTGAAAAGACTGAAGTAGTTCCGTTAAATCCTGAAACGTGCATGTATATTCTATCTTGAGCATCTTGTTTATTGACTTTGATTGAGTATCTTACTTCTCCTCCCTTATCTATTTGTAAGTCAGATATGTCAATAGTGTTTATAAATGTTGTACCCATACCCGAAACACCCATGCTTGAAGTGCTGTTACCACTACCTGTAATCATGGCACATTTGTCTGTGCCTAGCTGTCCACAACTATTGCCACTAGGCATGCTTGCAGGTCCTTGACCACCCCAATCAATATCCATATCACCTTCTTTACTTGAAGCGACATAGCCGTTATCACCGTCAAGAATATCGCCTGAATCTTCATTTGTAACTGAAGTTGTAGTGGTGGTCACTGTAGTTGTGGTTGTTGTAACAATTTCTGTACCAAAGTCTTCTTCAGTAACATCTATCTCTGTTTCTTCTGTTATGGTGACACCTGGTGTACAAAGACCTACAACATCAGGTAAGCAATCTGCTTTAGAATAAGAGGAGACCAGTAGTAAAAATAAACAAAGTTTTAAATAGAGCAACATTTTGTGCATCACTAAACTCTCCTTTTTCTGGTTTATTGGCGGCAATATATTCTGGTTTGTATCTACTGCCGTCTGGGATTAAATGAGGATG